GTAATCCGTGAAGCGTTGGCAATAGGCGATGTTTAAGTTCGCGACCTCCAATAGCGGGGGTCGAGAAAGGAGTGTCCCGAGACGGTTGGAATACACTGTGACGACTGGTATTCGGTCGAGGTCGTAGCTTCCTGATTCGTGGAGGTACCAGCCTGCGTTTCTGCCGGTGGTTGCGTTTTCTGTTCTCCAGACTTCGTATTTGCCCGGTTCGAGGACTCGGACTTGCTCGATGACATCTTCGCCAAATCTTCCTTCTGGTTCACTGACTACCTCGGAATAACGTAATTGGGTGAGGTCGGCTTGCGCTCGATTGCCTTCGGTGCGCCAACCACATATTTGTTGTGCCTCAATAGGACATAGGTAAGGTCTGTAATCTCCTGAGCGCATCTCAGCCAGATTGTTAGGCATGTCGCTCGGACTTTCGACCAAGACACTGGTATGTCCATATAGCAGTGCGTCAACTAAGACTCGTCTCGCAAATTCGTTGAGGGGAGTGCCGTCTCCAGTGACATCCTTTGACCACTCGCGCCAGTATTCTTGGTCGCCTCCTTCTAGGTGGATGCCTCTCCTGAGTATTGTTCCCGCAGCTTGTGATGCTAGTCGCTGTAGAAAAGGGGGCATGACTGCGTGGAAAATGCGACGGCTATAAGCGTCGTCATCTTCTCGCGGTTCGCGGGGGATGATACTCTCCGCGTTTTGACGGATGGTTTTGGTGCCGCCAACACAGGTGTTGATTGGATCCCAGAAAGCAATCATTCCGAGAACTGCTGCGTTCTTTGCGCTGGGGTCTTCGGGTTGGTCGTTCTTGGGGATGTCTACCCTTCCGGTTAATCCACCTAAGTCAATAAGCGAATTTTTACCCGGACGCGAGGGGTAGGTGGAGCCGGAAATAGTCATGTCCCTATTCTAGTAGATACGAATGGTTGAACCACCACTTGACCATCGCCGTAGTGGAGCTAGATAACTTATTGCGTATCCTAGTGCATCTACTGGGCCAGAGATATCATCTAAGCCGCCAATTCCTTTGGTTGGTTTACCGGTTTTGTCATACGTCTGCTGTTCTAGAGACTTAATTAAGTACTTGCAAGAATTGTGGACCTTTAGGCGGTTCGCTAATAACAAGACGTTGACGCAGTTAACTCGGTCGGCTACTAGTGGGTTGCTTGATTGTGATTTAACGATGAAATTTCCTTTCTTTAGGAGGGATAAATCGGACTCGGATGCGTTGGTGGTTGTTCGTTGTTTGCTGGCTGCGTCTGGGATGATGACTAAGTTTTCTCTTTGTAATTGCTCGGGGTAGGTGTCTTTTAGCTTTTCGACTACGGCGGGTGTGTCTTTAGGGTGGTGTTCATCTATGACGTGGAATTCGTCGCCGCGACGGATGATTGTCATGCAAAAACAGGCGGCTACGTTGAAGTCTACGCCGATGAATATGCGGTCTTCGTTGTTAAGTTGTTCGTCGGTCCAATGTTTATCTCTATCGAATGGATGGTAAACAGTTGTATTCTCTAGGTTGGTAAATTCTCCTTCGATGTAACTGGCTATTAAATTCGCGTCGTAGTTTTGGTATAAGGAGTCGATGAAGCCGGGGGGTAGGTGCGGGTTATCTGTTGTTTTTGCTTTGATCATCCGGCGGTCTTCTCTGTCGCCGTTTTCTACAAATGTTCTATAGCACCATTTATATCCCTCTGGGGTAGAACCAACCGCGAGGACTGGGTTGGTGCCTCCTCTTAATCTGGCGAGGAACATTTCACTTGCTTTTTGTGCGACATCCATTGGGCTGGTGTCGATCTCGTCAGCTAGGCAGAATGACAAGTTTTGGCCTCGGATGCGATTCCATGTTTCGGTGGCTCGGCATAACAAAGTTGTACTGCCATGTTCGGTGTGGATGATGTATTCCGGTTGGGGTGATACTCGAAAGTCATGTTCGATTTTGTATTCCTCTAGGAAATCATCGAAACTTCTCATCCATACGTCACGAAGCAAAATGTTAGTAGGCTCGAAGACTGCGCCGACTGTTCCGGGGTTATCCATGCACAACATGACTGCTTTTGCACATAACGCTCTCGTTTTTCCTGATCCGAAGCCTCCGATGAAGCCGAGAATGAGGTGTTTTTCATCATTACAAAATGTTCGTTGGGCTGGTAGTAACCCTTCTACAATTTTAAATCGCAATTTTTCATTAGTTTCGGTCGCTCGGCTGGATACGTGAATGGGTGGTTCGAGACATGATCCACCGGGTACGTTCGCTAGTAAACTCACCTATAAAATCATTACTTACTTAAGTAGGATAGTAGGTAATAAACATAGGGGGTAGGGTGAACGAGGTTATTGCAGCAATTCTTGGGGCTGGTATTTCAGTCGTGGCGATGTTGGTCGCTAATACTGGTAAAAAGAGGGAATCTTATGTCGTTGAGATATTTAAGAGGTTGAATACTTTGGATAATAAGGTGACTAGGTTGGAAGAAAGGACCAATATTAAAGAACATAGAGGTCATAAATGAACTGTTGGCACTGTAAAACTGAGCTGATTTGGGGGAGTGACTCAGACTGCGAGCATCTGGAGGACTATTCGATGGTTACTTTTCTAAATTGTCCAAATTGCAACTCACTTGTCGAGGTTTATCATCCTAAGAAAGACTAGATTCACTACACCATAAAGGTTCACCGCCGTATATTTTGGATGCGCGTTTTAATGCTTCGAGTGCTTCAGTGCATCCAGCAAAGGAAAAAAGTTCCAGATATAAATCATCCGGTGTAATTATAGGGTCTGACTTGGGGAATACTCGTCTGACCGTTAAGTAATCTTCTTTTAAATCATGTATGGGTAGGTCGTCACCGGCGTATTCAGATAACCAGTCGCCAAAGGGCTTTTTAGTCATTCCTTTTTTGCTAATAATACAACAAAACCCCCTAGTCCTCTACAACTAAGGGGCTTTGAAGCTATCCAATAACCTAAATGCTGATACTTGCAAACGGGGGTATAGGGCATACCTATTTTAATGCCTATTTAAGTAGAGACAACAAAACCCTCTAGTCAATAGCTTAAAAACTAGAGGGTTTGTTGGCTTCAAAAAGAAGCGGCTAGGATCATGGGGATCAAATATATATTAGAGGGAAGGGGGTAGGGCTGCAAGTAGTTAAGTGGGTCATACTTAAGTAAGTGTAGTTCTGTGTAGTTGTTAGGTCTGGGAGGTACCGCCCCCACGCGCAAATCAAAATGCAAATCGCTTGGGTGGGGGTGGGGTTTTGCTTGCATAACTGCTTTACAGACAGTTATGCGAAAGCACTTAATCAGTGGGTGACTAGGGTTACGAGTATGTCCACTAATTATCAGGCTATGTCCAGTTTTGGGGGGCTGTTATTTAATACTTTTGCACTTACTTATCTATAAAGAATAGATATTAATTAGGTTAGGAGCTGGTACCCCTACCCCCTACGCGGCGATATGTGAGAGACCTTAATCTATTAATTGCTAGGCTCTAATCTCAACAATCTAGCTTGAGCATTAATCGCGCCTATTGCGTTTGAGTATTGGTTATTACGCATTGAAGCCTTATACACAGAATCTAGCCGGTCTAACGTCTCTACTGTCTTTTGCTCTCTACTGACTTGATACTCACGCTTGATAGTCTCAAATAATTTTGTACGTAGATAGTCTACGGCTCTCTCCTTGAGCCCCCAATTATCCGCAGCGTAACGCATCATATCTAACCTCCCAAACCCTTCCCTGTGTAGCCTGTGAAGTGTTTGTATTCTCTCGTTAGTCTCTAATTTAGAGGCTTTCTTACCCACAATTAAAGCGCGTTAACAGCATATAAAGCCAGTATAAGGGACAATCAGTGATTAAGTAGCCATACCAGTAAAAAGACAATAAAAAGGCCCACGATTTGCGCGGGCCGGTTGCTTATGCGATTAGCTGGTTACATATCGAAGCCTATGTAAGTATGTATTGACTCTCTTTGATACTCATCATAAGTATCAGTCGTATCTTTAACACTTAATTCAATGCAACCTTGCCGGCCTTCAAAGCTTGCTTGCACTCCTTGTGCGTTGTACTTCTCATCGTGTACAACTTCCAATAAAAAATAAGTTACTTTTTTAGCCATTAGAAGCACACCTCAACATCTTGAGTTGTAGGAGTCGCGGCCGGTTGGCTTTCCCTTCTTGCTTTAATACCGGCTAAGACTTCCGCGCTGTATTCTTCATAACTGGTAGTTTTCAAGTCTGTAATCTCAGTAAAGCAGTAAAGACTGTTTTGATTACGGCCACCAATATGCCAGTAATGAAGATCATGCGGTATTCGCTCAGTTTTCCAACAGTAAACCGTAAACATCACATAGTTAATATTTACAGGGTGAGCTATAACCCACTCAGCTAGCACTTTCCCATCACTTTCATTAGGAGTCATAAGCTTTGGTTCCCCTAGCTTGTTAACTAATGTTTTATAAGTTGTTTTAACGTATCCTTGCAAGCTTGTACCGGATGGAAAAATATCAAGCTTTGATACGTTAGTAAACCGGCCAGAAACTAGGGAAGCTTCCCAACTATCACCCCTAGCTATAGAAGGTGTAGAACCGTCACCTATTAAGGTGTATTGTTGGCCGTCAATTGGATGAGTCATTTGATGTGATGCAATTGGATTAAATGTGGTTTGCTTTAAGAAAGCGTGGTAATACCGGCTCAGTTTTGCCGGTTGTTTTGTTGTGCCTGTAATCAGTGAATAAAGGCTTATAAGATCCGGTTGACCGGTCTAATTGAAGGATGATTGTTTTATTCATTTAATTGCTCTCTCTGGCTTTGCTTCTAAAGTCCCTTTTAAAACCCTCAAAGCCTCTTCAATATCGCTCTGGCGCTTGCCTTGCTCGTCGTCTTCAAAACTGAGTTGATGCTTTGCCACTTCATTAATTAAAAAGTTTAAAGAAACCTTTTGAAGCATTGTTAACTCGTCGAATCTCTCAGTAATAGGAACGTAGATAGAAGTCATGTGATGCTATGCAATGGAATAAAAAAGGAGTCCTCGTTGGGACTCCCTAATATTAGTACTTAAGTAAGTACGCGTCAACTAAATAACTGAGTTAAGTTACACAGTAGCAAGCAAAGCCTCACGCGCTTGATTAATCGCGCGGCCATTGTCGCCATGATAAAGACTGCTTAATCTTTGCTCAGTTCTTTGAATAGCTGACTTAGCGCGGCCGGTATCGTGGCTATAAAACTGAGTAATACTATTTAAGAATCTATAGCAGTTAGAAGGGGTGACGGCTTGGCCGGTTGACTGGTCAGTAAAAGCAGTTTGTTGAATACCGTAACCGGTCTTAAAATGCCTTCTAATTTGCTCAACTTCCTTAAGGTCGTTAATAGTTCTATCGCGCTTATCTTTGATAGATG